ACGGCAGATTGACGATTTGAAGCAGGATAACCAATCCCAAGACCAACAAATCGCACAGCTTCAGCAGCAAATCACGGTTTTATCAGCTACGATTAACTCGAATATTGTAGCTTTAAATGATCTAGGAGCGGAGGCGGATCAGATGGGAAACCAGCTTGCACTGCTGGAAGCTCAGTATCAAGCCGGGGATGCTAGCCTACAGGCTGAGGTGGATACCTTAAACAGCCAAGCGGAAGACCTTACAACGTCTGAGGCGAGCCTTCAGTTGACGATTACAACCCAAACTTCGACTTTGGCTCAGCTTCAACTCAACCAAACGATTTCAGGGTTCGTGGACCCTTGTGGGCCGTCAGGCGGGTATGATGAGGTGTTGATGCGCACCTCGACTGGTACGTTAGTCGCTTATTTTGAGGATGGTAGTGGGAACCGGCATCTGTCGATTTTAACGCCTGGGACGTATCAGACGACAGATGCCCAGCGCTGTGTGTTTACAGTGAATGGGAATGGGCAGGAGTGCGACGTTGGGGGCTGTCGATGAGAAAAAGGAAGCAGCATAGACTGACTTTTGTAGCTAGTTTAGTGTTTAGACATTTGCAGGAAAACTTAAGTTGGACAAGTAGTACCTCTCTACAAGTTCGTGAGAGCCTTTGGGACGGTCAATTAATCGAAAATTATTGGTATTTCAGAAACATGATAGAAGAGGTGCTTAGGCACCCGCATCCTTAAATCCAGGCGCTAACCTCGCGACGTTTACAACCTGAAACTCGGACTTACGGATGAGTCCAAACTCCTCAAGTAAACGCCTATCCACCACTTTCTCGACTTCAGGGAGGGGAGCAATACCTACCCGCTCCCTAGTCACCACGGCTACTATAAACTTACCGGTTGAAAAGGACCCTTGCTCTTTGCACCAATTTTGGATTCTTTCGATTTGTTCTGTTTTGTCTTTAACTTCTTGTTTCAAAGCTAAAAGCTCTTCCAAAGCTAAATCCATGGCTTCGATTGTTGACTTCTTCATTTTTTAAGCTCCTTCTCTAAGCTGTTTGCGAAGTCGTTTTCAAGCAAAACAGCCGGGATGTCAAAGCTAATCTTACGTTCTCCCAGTTGTACTGTGACAGTCATCTTAGCAGAGGCTCTGAAAGGGTTTTTAACCTGCTTCCTAGCAGTGAGTTTTGGCATCTCTACAACCTTCTGAGGCATCTTGATGTTAGGCAAGATTAAGGGCTTCAGCCGTTGTTTCGTCTTAGCTCTGCTCAATACCGTGTCGCCGCCTAAAGCTGCTTTCCCGATAGATTGAAGCTGGATTGTGATGTTTTTTAACGAGCGGATGCGACCGTTATTGTGGTGATCTAGAGTACCTAGGCCTAGGGTAGCCAGGGTCTGAAACACCGCGTCTACGGCCTCTTTATCCACTTTAAACCCCTCTTCGTTCAGCGTATCGTGAAACGCCTGGACGGTGATCACCCGGCGACCTCGTTCTCGCATCGCAAACAGATGGCAGACGGCATTAAACGTAGGTTCTTTAGCGGCTTCCTGAAGCTTTTGGACGAGGTTCTTAGTCGAGGTCGGTTGTGTCATGGTTTCCATGGTATCTCCTTTAATCCGGCATAATCGCCATGCAGATACCTAATACAAACTGGATGCCATGCTGACAAGCAATATATAAGCTTTAACGCGTAAAGACTGTCAGTTTTTCAACACTGTTTGTCGATTCTATACGGTGCGTAAGGCCAGCCGACTTTAGAGTGTAGGTATACCGCTGGGAAACCCATGAGTATGGCGGTCTTTAGCCCGTCGATTATGTCAGATAGCGTAGGTTCGATGATATGGACGCCTTCTTCTTTCACGTCCGACTTACGCTTAGCGAGTTTAACTTCAATCCCTTGTTCTAACGCGAGTTTGATAACTTCTTCATTTGTCATGGTATGGGAATACCAGGGAGTGGGGGTGGATGCAAGCGTGTATAAGCGTTTAGACGCTTTTATACTAAACCTCAGTCCTTTTGGGCTCCTAATGTCACTTTGTCAGACGTATTTAAACGTGTACTTACCGCCCACTTTCTTAAGCTTACCTTTGATTTGAAGGAAAACACTTTGGCGATTGACGTTTAAAGCTTTGGCTGCCTCGGTAAGGCCCGCGAAAGTCTCGCCGGTCTCATTACAATAAACTTTTTTAGTGTTAACCGGCTTTTTACCGCGTTTAGTGGCTGCCATTTTTTCGCGAACTTCAGGTGTATATTGGCCCCCGTGGGCTTCTGTCCAAGACTCGCCTTTAGGAAGGGCACGGCGTTTATAACCCGCCTTAAGGTTTTCTAAAGCCTCGCCTGTACGTTTTTGGCCTACGTTTGGATTGACGTATTCAGGATCTGCATATATGGCTTTCTTAGCCGCCGACACTTTAGCTTTTTGGTCTTCGCTCATAGGCTTGCCTTTGTTGGGCGGAGTGCGACCTTTAAGTTTAGGATAGACGCGCGCTTGATACTCAGGGTCTTTGTGCATCTCACGAACTGAATCAGCGATCTTATCTCGAATTTCCTCTGACATTTCTGCACTCATATATCCGCCAATAGTTTGATTGTAACCATGCGGAACTAGAGTATTTAACAGCTTAATATAAAACCGTTCGCGCTCGTTCAAATGATCGCAGTCGGTACAAGTTTCTAAAACTTCCCACGAAAACTGTCCCGAGCCTTCTTCTCGGATAGCAGTGTGTAAAGGCGTAGGATATTTCTGACGCTCAAATTGCTGCGCAGACCGCAAATGTTCTGCTTTACGCGTTTGAAGTGTTCGCATTGTTTGCCCAATGTACGCCTTGCCATTCTTAAGGTTAGTAACTTTATAAATAATCATTTAATAACTCCTTGCATCTAGTCTATGAGCGGGAGTCGAAAAAATCAAGTTAAAATAATAAAAAAGCCCTCTTTTTTAAGGAGGGCTCCAAAAACAGTAAAGTTTTTGAGGACTTATATTAAGCGGACAGGGTCACAACCATGTTCCATCCGGGAGCCGAGCAGATAAGATTGCCATAGTATGCGATCCTGATCTCAAGTGCATCCGCATTACCGACGCGCAATCCTTCGAGGCCTTCCATACCGTAGGTAAGAATGTGGGGCACCTTACCCAAGCTACGCAGCTTCCAAGTATCCATTGTCAGGACGTAAGCTGTCTGCGGAGGGCAAGAACGGTCTGCAAGCACTGTGACGCGGCCATAAGCTGATTGGAAGGTGATACCTTCAAACGCAACTTCAACTTCGTCATGGTTGACTTGAACGTATTGGACTTTAGCACCCAAAGCGTTAACCAGTGCAGCATAAGACGCGAAGTCCATGATGCAAAGATCGGGCTTACCGCCCTCACGATTCAGGAAGGCCAGAGCGTTCGTCAGACCTTCTTCGATAGTGTAGCTAGAAGCGTCGTAACGCAGTCCTGCCAGACGAGTAGGATCTGCACTACGGTTAACACCCCAGAAGCTATCATTCGAAGCAGGGCTTGTTTTCGGAATCCAAGCCGCAAGACCCGACAATGCCAGGTAAGAGCTTGTGGCTGTAGCACCAGTCGAGGGCAAGTCACCCGAGACAGTGAGGTAAGCTGCGCCCGAACCAATCGCCCAGTTAGACGAGAGGCTGGAAGCTGAAGCCGTACCAGTCACAACACCAGTCGCACGGTTAACCGCTGTAATCGTGACAGTGTCGCTAGAAGGCGCGCCGCCATCGGTAGCCGAAGCCACGAGCACCATGCCGACCTCGAACGCTACGATTTGTTGCGCGTTGCTCAAGGGCAGGACAGTACCGCCAGCAGTAGTGCCGGACTGGGTAGAGGCCGAAGTCGAGACACCACGGGTAGCCGTACCAGAGCCGAACAACTCGAAAGCGATGTTGTTGGTCAAGTTGCGGAAACCGCCGTCCATTTGAAGCTTTGCAGCGTCAACGAAAGCACCGGCATTCGACTTGGTTTGCTCCATCAACAGGTTAGTGATGGTAACCAGCTGGTAGTCCTCAATAACGTAGACGAAGAAGCTCACCAGCGAGGTTGCAGTTTGCTGGTTTTGAGCGTTCGAAAACGTATGCGAACGACCTTGCGGGTTTCCGTACTCTAATGGAACCGGAATGTATTTACCGGCAAAGCCGTCAGGGCTTTCATTTTTCGGAACAAGCGCAAGGAAGGGATTTTCCTTATAGCATATAACCTACTGAAATTGCTAGGTTATTTTGTTATCCTAGGGGCTTTTTATCCTCTAGTTCTAACACTTATTGGACTTTTTGCGATTCTCTCGCATCGGCAAGTATTGCAAGTTCCAAGGTACGTGAAGACCACATGAGTTTTTACCTTGAAGAGGCATAATGTGGTCGACCTCATAACCAGGAGGGCAGTTCAAGTACATGTTTTCCATTTCCTTGATTTGCTCTTTAGTCAGCCACTTAGGGGTTGCACCTAATTTAGCTGCCTGATACTTACGAGTCTTAGCTAATACTTTTTTGTTATTAGCTTTTGACCATTTAGCCTTCGCCTTTTTGACCTTATCCGGATTTTCAGCTACATATTTACTCTTAGCTGCTTTTACCAGTTCGGGATTCTTCCCTGCCCATCGCTTATGGATTTGAGGATTTTGGCGAGCGTGCGCTTGCTTACAAGTCCTGCACCAAGTTACGTAACCGTCTGCGTATCTAGCGTTTTTATAAAACTCTTCGATGGGCTTAACAGTTTCGCACTTAGTACAAAGCTTTTGTGTTAGTTCGGCGTACATTTTCAACCTCTTGGTTGTCGATCACTCTTGGTACTATTTTATTCTACTTTATCAGTAGTTTCAAGTACTACGCTCTACACTGATACGCCTTATTATGGGACGTATTTAGCACGGTATTAGCATTTCAGCCTTCACCGTTTTTGATCGATTTTAATTTGGCCTATAAATTGCGTGACCAAATCCTTCATATACTCTTTCATTGCTTATGAAGGTAAAGACGACAAAGAGTTAGATATCGTCTGTGTACAATTCTTTAAGTGCGGCAATTTGATTCGCACTATTTGCGTAAATAGCTGCCATTTGCAGTATTCCTTTATTTATTAAGTTAAATCAAAGACTTAGGCCCTATGCCCT